GATGCGCGAGACCACGCCGTTCAGCATCGCCTCGACGCCGTCGACCAGGCTGTTGGCCGCCTGGAACGCCAGATCGCCGATGGCGGCCGGCAGCAGGCCCCATATCGCGACCGCGCCATCATATGCCCCCTGGAAGATCGCCACCGTCCGGTCGCCGAACTGCACCACGCCGGCAAGGGCGTCCTCCAGCGCCAAAAGCGCCGCGGCCGTGATCCCCTCCCAGCCGGCCGCCATCCGGGCGAGCGCCGCATCGAGCGCGAGGCCGATCCGCGACCAGACCTCGGAGGCAAGCCGTCCAAGCATCCGGAATGCCTCGCCGATCCCGCCGACGCTGCGGGCCAGTTGGGCGAACTGATAGACCAGCTCGCCCGCGCCGACGATCAGCGCGCCGATGCCGGTGCGGATCAGCGCGCCGCGCAGGAGGACGAGCGCCGTGGCGAGGCCACGCACGGAGAGCGCCGCGGCGGCCATGCCCGCGACCCAGCGCCCTGCGAGGAAGGTTGCGAAGGTGGCGGCATAGGTGGTGAGGCGACCGATGTTGTCGAAAAGCAAGTTGATCGCGATGCCGATCGGCCCGGTGCTGCGCGCCATGTCGGCCAGCGTGTTGGCCACGGCCTCCAGCGCCGGGGCGACGGCGGCGGTCAGCCGGTTGGTCAACCCGAGCCAGATCAGGCTGAGGCGGGCGATGGCATCGCCGGTGCGTTCGATCTGGGCGGCGTCGCTGGCGCTGACCGCCACGCCGAAGTCGCGCACATCCTGTGCCGCCTCACGCAAGGTCGCCGGGTCGATGCGCAGGAAGGCCAGCGCCGCCTTGTCGCCAAAGAGATCGGAGGCGACAGCGGCGCGTTCGGCCTCGGGCACAAACCGGTTCAGCGCTTCCTGAATGGCCACGATGCGCTGGTCGAGCGGCAGCGCCTGAAGGTCCGCAGCGGTCAGGTTCAGGCGTTCCAGCGCGCCAACGGCGGAACCTGATCCGGCCGCCGCCTCCGAAAGCCGCGTGGTCAGCTTCCTGGTCGCCTGCTCGATCTCGCCCATCGAGACACCGGCCAGTTCCCCAGCCCATGTCAGGGTCTGGACGCTGTCGACCGTGGTCTGCATCGACTGCGCGAGCTTGGCCTGTGCGTCGACATTGGCAAGACCCGACCGCACCATCGCCACGCCAGCCGCAGCCGCCGCAACCGTCACCGCCGCCAGGGCAATCCCCGCCTTGCGGGCAAAGCTGGCCAGCCGGGTGTTGGCCAGTTCCATCTCTGCGGACAGGCGGCCAAAGCCGCGCGCGCCAGCATCGCCGATGCCTTCGAGTTCCGCACGCACCTGGCGGCCGCCCTCCGCCACGAGGCGCACACTGACCCGTTTTTCAGCCATCGCGGCTTCCTTCCATCTGTTCGTTCAGCTTGCGCACCATCACCGCCTCGATCTCGGGCAGCAGCTCGGCGGCGATCAGGGTGTTCACGCCCAGCGCCCGGGCCATGGCGAGCGCCGCGCCCATGTCCCAGCCGAGCACCGTACCGGGGATCACGCGGAGTTGCCCGCCAAGGCGGCCGACCAGATCCCAGATTTGCCAGCCTTCCGGCGTCTGCGGCCGGTTCAGTCTTGCGGGGCAGTCGGGGCAGGTGGCTTGGCACGCCGCGCAGTACCGGTCGCCCCCGCCGAAGGACCAGTCGGCGAGGGCACAGAGACGTTTTTTTCCGCGTCCAGGATCAGGCCCTTGGCGACATACATGGTCTGGAACGCCTCGAAGACCGGCCAGATTTCCAGAAGGGCGTCGATGGCCTCGGGCGAGACCGGCACGGCATCACCCGCGTCATCGCCGACGCCCTCCCAATCCAGCACGGCACGACGGGCGACCGCTTTTGCCATCGCGAGGGCCAGCGCCTCTTGCGTGGCTCCTTCGGGCAGGGCTTCGAGGACCGGATCGGCGCGCGCCGAGACCATCAGCGCGGTGGTCAGCGGGCGCAGCTGCAGCCGCAATCCGGGTGCGAGGTCGTGCCAGCGCGGGGAATTGGTCAGGTCGAGCGTCAGCATCAGAGGGGTCCTTGGATTGTGCAAAGGAATGGGTGGTGGCGCGCGGGCATGAGGCAAAAGGCGCAGGAAACGGGTCGCCCGCTGGCGCTCCGGGGGCGATGTTCGCCCGGGAAAAGGAGATCCATCATGTCGTTACGGTTTATGGCGATCAGGACAGATGCGGTGCGCGCGCTGCAAAGCGGTGGCCTCGACAGCAATGGGCAAGAGCCCGAGCGGAAGGTGTCGGACGGCAGCGACGTGCCTTGCCGGCACTGCCTGAAGCAGGTCCCGGCGGGGCGGCCCTACCTGGTGCTGGGGCACAGGCCGTTCGACAGGGTTCAGCCCTACGCCGAACTCGGGCCGGTCTTCCTCTGCGCCGACGCCTGCGAGTCTGGCGACTGCGTTGACGTTCTGCCGCCGTTCCTGGCATCGGCGCAGTATATCGTCCGCGGCTACGGTGCAGACGAGCGGATCGTCTATGGCACCGGCGCGGTGACACCCACAGGCGAGATCCTGAGCTATTGCAGCAAGCTCTTGCAGCGCGAGGACGTGGCCTTCGCCCATATCCGCTCCGCGTCGAACAACTGCTTCCATGTCAGGGTCGAGGCGGCCCCGGATCGGTGAGGTGCTGGCCCGGTGGTTCGTCATCGAGGTTCGCCCGCACGCCCGCCCGGAACGCCGAGCGGTCAGCCGGTTGACGCCGCCAGTGCCGCATCCGCCAGCGGCCGCTGCAGTGCCCTCGCCTCCGCCCAGGGCTGCGTCAGCCATGTCTCCCACTCTTCGGGCTCGGTCAGGACCACCGGCATGGCCTTGGGGTGCACCGCGGCGACCTCGGCATTGGGCTCGGTGGTCAGGAAGGCGAAGAGGTCATCCACGCTCTCGCCATCCTTCAGCTTCCGGATGCTGCGCCACTGCGGCACCCACATGCCGGCGAAGAACGCCGCGCGCCCATCGGCGATCGAGAACCAGGCATTACCCTTCCCGGGTCCGACCGGCTCGGCAAAGGATGTCAGCGGGACGAGGCAGCGGTTCTGGGGACCAAGCCAGCGGCGCCAGTGCGGCGAGCCGGTATTGCGCACATTGGTCACACCACGGTCGATCCCGGACTTGCTGTGGAACTGCGGCGGAGAGGGCAAACCCCAGCGCGCCATCTGCAGCACGATCGCCGCACCGTCGCGCCGCGCGATCGGCGCGAACTGATCAGGATAAATCTCTGGCTGCGGGGCAAGGTTGCCCAGTTGGTCGAGGACGTCTCGTCCGGCAAACAGCTGCCGCATCGCATCCTGCGAGCGGGTCTGGCTATAGAGATTGCACACCCTCGATGCTCCTCGCCGGCATCAGAGCCTGAAGGACGAAGGCTCCGGCCCGACGTCGCGATCATGACCCGCACCCGCGCCGGATCGTCAAGCCCGATTGCGCTGGCATCAGCGCCGTGTGATCCGTCGGCGTGGACCGCGGGGCCGCGCGCGGCTCAGTAGCTCTCGGTGGCGTTCACGAGGGTTTGCGGTGCACATCCGGCCGACGGTGCTGTCGCGCGCCGCCTGCCAGTCGAAGGTCGCCTGAACGCCCTGCGGCCCGGAAATCTCGATCCGCGGGCGCGGCAGGTAGACGGCGTGCACGGTCAGGCGCAAGCTCTCGCCGGACGGCAGGACGTAGGCGAATTCCATCTCGCAGGCCTCGCCGCCCGTCGCCTGCGTCACCGACGCGTCTGGTCGGCGAAGCGCACCGTCGATCCGACCCGTCGAGCGCGNNGACTGGACGGGTCGGCGCCATCGATGCGGCCGTCCGAGCGGATGGTCTCGATCCGGTCGAGGGTGTTGGCATAGGTGATCTCGGCCGAGACGACGTTGCCGAGCGCCGTGCCATTTCGGCTGATCGCCCCGTTGAAATGCCCGAAACGCTTCAACTCGAGCGCGGCCGGCGTCCCCGCGCTGGTGGTGGTCCCGACCGTCTCGCCCTGCGCCACCAGCCGCGCGGCGGCGGTCAGGAGCCCCGAGCGCTGCATCTGCCAGGTGATCTGGTCGAGCACGCAGCCTGAGTACATCGCATAGCGCGGCACCTCGGGCATGCCGGTCTCGATCGACATCGAGGGCAGCGTCCAGGACCCCGACTGGAACTCGTGGGTGTACGGGGCCTCCGCGCCCGTGGTCGTGGGTGCGCCGAAGGCCGCCTTCAGCCAGAAGCCGAAGGCCTCGGCGTCCAGCGGCACGACGACATCGCCGTCCGCCGTGACCGCGTCCTTGATCGGCGCCAGCGGATCGCGGCCATAGCCCAGCAACTCCGAGTTCAGCAGCGGCTGCTCCGCGCCGAGCGACGTGCTGGCGAAGGGCATGCGGGTGAAGCCGCTGGCGGGCGGCGTTCCATAGGTCGTCTCGAACGCAAGCGCCATCAGCGCCCGCGCCCCCTGGGCT